TGCTTGAGCCGTTGGTGATAGCGTCCACGCCTGTTAGGTAGATGTCAGACCAAAAGCCGCCACCCACTAACGTCATGCCGCGTGGGTCTGGGCAGGCAGGACGCCACTTCAAATCCCAAAGGGAATATTCATTGATTGCAGGTGTTGTATCTCCCCCGCTTGTGCCTGTGGCGTTGCCGCCTGGGGCGTAATGAAAGCCGCCTACCTTGCGAGAATCGGAAACAGGTGGGCTGGTGTGGTTGCTCGTGGCCTCCAGTGTGCCGTCAGGCTTGCACCAAATTGCATAATCAGTGCCACCGGCAAAAGTTGGCATAGTAATGCTTGTGCCGCTGGAAATGGTGCGAAGCACGCCATTGACCTCTACATAAAGAATTGTCGCTGTTGTTGCTGTGCCAGCGCCGGTCTTTGTCCAAGCTACAGTGTCTGGGTTGGCCTTGCGGAACAATCCATAAGAGACTGCGCCAACAGATTTAACAAAAGCAGTTGTCGCAACCTTTGTTGAATCATTGTCAGACGATTGAGTTGTTGCAGTTGCCCCGCCAATTTCTGGGGATAAAAAATTTAAAACTCCTGTTGACTGATTTATTTCAAAAATATCAAGCCAATCAGTATTTAATTCATTTCTCTGTTTTAGCGTGTTGTTTGCAGTGTCATACCAAAATTGATTTGCAAAGGTAGTGCTAGGCGCTGTTGCGCCAGAGCTGTTGCTTGCCAATGCTGGCAATGCGTCGTTTAGGTCAGCGCGAAAAGCAGGAAAGCCCTGATTCGCAATAGTCATGTCGTGTTGTGCCATTTTTACCTCTATGCGGTTGTGAGTTCGCCGTAACCTTTGGCGACATAATCAAAAGTTCGAGCCACAGCAGAGCCACCAGAATCTTTAAACGTTATTGTAAAGCCTGAAGCTGACTTTGAGGTGACTTCGTAGTAGTCGCCTTGCGCCATGTTTTCAGCAGTGATTGCTATTGCCGGTGTCTGTTTAAACGCTTTGTTGAAAGTTACTGCGTAAGCGCTGGCGCTCGTAGAAAGGTTATCGCCAGATGTAACCCTGTCCGGCATATCAACACTGACAGACAAAGACCTAAGTTCTGGGCTTGATTCGCCAGATGAACTACTTAACACAGCCTTAAATTTAAACGCACGTGCTTTGTAATCACCGACAAAAAATGGCCTAAATTCTGACCAAGTTGGCGTGCCAGATGGGTTGTCATCAGTAGTGGAGACGTACAAAGTCACGTTTGTATCGCCGTAGGTGTTTGGGTCTCCATCAAACAAGCCTGCCCGCTCATCAAAGTTGCCAGTGGCATCTTCAAACAAGTTGATGTAATCAAGGCGAACGTTTGTAACATTTGCCGTTACACGGCTTGTATAAACCTGTGATAAATCAAATATATCTGCAAATTCGTATGTGCCAATGGTTGAAACGTTGCCGCTACCACCGTCAAAGTCACCATCAGCGTCATCAAACAGCCCTGTAACGTCATCAAAATCGTTTGCGGTATCCAAGATTAGGTAGCCATCCTCTGTGACGCTACACTCGGTTTTAGTGCCTGTAAAGCCTGGGCTTTCTGTGATGGTTGCAATTACATTGAGGTCTTTAATATCCTCAATGATTGCAATAGTGGACGCTGCGGCCAATGATTCGTTGCCTAGCTTGTCAATCGCCTTAATAAAGTAAGTGCCAGTCATTGCCGGAGCAATTGCAAATACTCCTGGCCTTGGTACTTTGGTTATAAGGTCAACAGCGTTGGCGTATGTTGCGCCAGATATTTGACGAGAGTGCCTGATTCTGTAGTGCGACAAGTCAAGGTCGCCCACGGGTGTCCAGGTCAAGTAAGCCTGCGTGCCAATAACGTTGATTGTGAAGTCTGTCACGTTCTCAGGTGGTGCAGTCTTGCCAATAACCTCATGGTCGCCGGTAGCCCACTCTGAACGAACACCAAGAACGTTTATAGACCTAGCCCTGACGTTGTAAATAGCCCCGTCAATGACGTTTGCAAGCTGGAATATATTTCCAGAGGCTTGGCCTAAATTTAAAAAATCGTCAGACGTAGAAGGTTTGGCTTGCACCTCGTATCGGTCTTGAAACACAGCACTGCCGGAAACAGTAACAACCAACTTGGTGACAATGGTTTCCGCGCTAATTTCTAGCGTGTCGGTAATTAACAAGCCCACTGGGTCTGTATTTACTGCACTTGGCAGGTTTGTGTTTGGGGCTGGGTCGTATGCCTGCTCTTCGCTTGTAGCCCAGTCGTAGACATCAGTAGAGACTTCGCGAAAATCAATGTCAACGCCAACAGTCTCGCCAAAAGCAATGTTTGCACTTACAACCTCAAAAGGTTTGCTTGACCAACCCATCCGTGTGTTGTTGATTTGCACAATGTCACCGACGTTGGCCTTCATACCAACCAGCTTCATTGGCATTGCAACCGTGATTTGCTGTCTTGCCCTTAATAGCTCTATCTTGGCCAAACGCTGCGCCATGCTTGCCGAAGTGGTAAATGGCAACTCAATTGACTTTAGGTTTTCTTCGCCGTTGTCTTTGGCAACAAAAACAGCAGAGTTTATGGGTGGAAAGTCGCTCAGTATGTAGTTGTCGTCTACAGAGGCAAAGACGCCCTTTACCCCATTAAATGACTCTCTGCGCGATACCAGGGACTGAACCTTGATACCGCCGCGCAAGTCGCCTTCATCAAATGTCAATGTTGGCGTGTAGTAAGCACCTGCCAAAATGCGCCAAACGCCACCAGACCAAATGCATCGACCTGCCATTGCAAAAACCATTTGGTTAATAATGTCCTCTGGTTGGCTTGATGTGGCAAAAGAGCCATGCATCTCGTAGCGGTTTTCCGTGCCGCCACCCACCTTAGTTACATCTTCGTCGCAAATGTTAGCCGCCGCAATCAAGGCTTCCTCATCTATTTCTTCCGCGTAAACAGCAGCCATGCCGTACTTGTTGTTGGTCAAGTAGTCGGTTACGCATAAAGCTGGGTTTGCAGACCAAACAGTTGTCTCTGTGCGTGGGTCATAAACCTTTTTACCGCGAACAACAACAGACAAGTTGGGCACGCCGTTGATGAATACGTTTTGGTCGTACTCAAGGCGCATATAAACCAAAGCCCTGCCACGAACTCGGTGATTGTTTGTCCACTTGCCGTCAGACTCTGCAACCAAGTCAGCAAAAGCTGTTTGGTCATCAGTGCCGAGCTTGTACTGAATACGCGCCCTGTCTTTGTATTGGCCTGCTTCTACGTTGCCAGAGCCATCAATCGTGACCTCTACGTCGTTGAAATAGAATTTTTCAACCTCGTCTATTTCATGACCCGCTATGGCAACAACAACGTGTAAGTATTTGTTTGCATTGGTTGATTCCATGTAAAGAATCGTGCCACCTATGCGGGTTCTACCATAAATAACGGTGTGCGGCGCTATTGGCTGGCGCGATGTTACAGTTTTGTCTTGCTGGGTAATGGATGCGCCCGTTGGCGTTTTGGCCATTGCTTTAGAAACAGCGCCTAGTACTAGTGTTGATACAAAGGTAGTTGCAAAGTAAGCACCAGCCGTACCAGCAGCGAAGCCAGCGATAGCGCCTGCTCCCGCAATAAGTCCAGGCGCGACCAACATACCAACGCCGGTGGCGACTGCCGCAATAATTATCGCTGCTTTTACTGCCTTGCCCATTTATACGCTCCAAGCCTTTAATGCCTGAATCATCGGTAACAACACCAAACCATCGTCAGACACTGCCGCTATTTTATCGCCATTGCAGATACCAAGCGACACTTCTTGCTCGGACATAAACGAAACTACATCACCACGCCTTGCCATTTTTCTTTGTTTTGGCTCTCCAAGCGCATTAGTTGCTATGGCTTCAACGCCACCTGCCTTTAAAAGCCTTGAGGCGGCTCCTCGCTTGGTTTTATAACCTCGGTAGGCTACGCCATGGTCAACGCCTGTAATTGCCTCTACGACGCTCACAGCGAACATACAACAATCGTTAGTGCCCCAATCAAAAGGTTGCGCGTTTTCAATCCTGTTTTGCAGGATGCGCTCCCACCCTTCTATCCTCATGCCCTACCCCAGGTTAGGGTGACTTCTTTCATGGCCGGCACATATTCACAACCAAGGTCGTTTGGATATTCGTGCTGCTGTTCTTCGTTTGTGTAACGACTTTCGCGCGGGCGTTGCAGGTTGATTAAGCGTGATTCGTAAGTAATACTTACAACAGATGTTTCACCCTCCTCGGCAATGGCTGGAATGTCCAGCTTACCCTCAAACATCATGTAAGGGTCTGCAATCAGCGCGTTGTTTACGTCCATAAAGCCGATAAAGACTTTGCCAGACTTGCCCTGCTCTGATTCGTTCAGCACCAATGATATAAATTCAGAAGGTATACCGGTCAATGAAACCGTTATGCCGTTGGCCTGAACCTCTGCTGTCTCCTGAACTGCTGAGACGCTACCTAGTGAGCCAACTCCAGTCCACACGTTGCCGCCATAAGACAAATCACCATAACCTGACCAAATCCTTACGTAGCCAGAAGAAAACAATCCTTCGAATAGAAGTATTGGAGCAACTTCTGTTTGTTCAATGGCTGTCTGTACGCCTGCTGTAATGTCTCTCATAATGCTTCAATACAGGCGAAGGTCATGCCGTAGATGCTGGCGTTGTCAATTGCGTAGTCCGTCTCATTGCTGGCCAAGCGCCACCGCCCTTTGGGGCTGCTGATTGTTATTATTGCATTGTCATCAGGTGCTGAACGTAGGTTGGGGAATATGTTTAGAGTGGCATTTCCTGATGCATCGCTGGTTACATCGTCCAAAACCTTGTGCAATGTAGAGGTAGAAGCGGAGCCTAGCTGTATCCAATCACCGGCTTTCAGTATGCCGGTTGTGCTTACAGTCCAGCCATCAGTGACCAATTCATCACCCGCTTGGCTTGCACCGTTTACAAGTGGCGTTCCAGTACCAATGCCTCTGGGCGCCGTGCTTAGAAAATCGCCCATTAAGAATGTGCCATATTGCCCATTCATCTTAATAAGAAACGCAACCACTTGTTCGGCCTCGTCTCGCTTCATTGGTGGCAGGCTTACCTCCGCCTCCCACCATTGACCCTGGTGTTTATAGACTTGTTGTTGCCCCGTGAAGGGTGACGAACTAACGCCAACCACGGTTTTAGCCCGAATGTTTATTGAGCTGACGCCAATTGAGGCTGGGAAAGTGACTGGATAAGAGATTGCCATATTTACCTCATCGCAGCGCTAAATGAGCCACCGCGTAATCTTGCCTCTGCAACTGCTGATTTAGCAGCGTTTGAAATTTGAGGCATTAGGGTCATTATCTCAGCGCGAACGGTTTGTTGTACGCCGGTGCTTACATTTATGTTTTGCACCACAGTTATGCCACCGCCACCCATTGCGTTGTTTGGAACAATTGAGCCACTGGCTGATGGTATGAACAACTCTGGCCCACGCTCGCCGACAAGGTGTGTCCTACCTGACTGAACCGAGCCACCGATTGCACTAGGAATTGCCGGAGCCGATGCGCCACCAAATGCTGCGCCAATAACGTTATTTAAAGCGCCAGCTAAAGGTGCTGTAATTTGCCTCTGAATTACCATGCGAATCATGTCGTTGATAATTGAGCTGGCCATGTCTCGGAAAGCATCAGACGCGCTCTTAGTACCTTGAACCAATCCGACCAAACCATCCTCCAATTTAGATAATCCCCGCAGGGCTATGTCCTGCA